TGATTAATATCAATTCTATCTAATAGATTTTTAGCGTTTAAAAATATTAAAAAAGTTGTTATTTTACGATTAAAAATCGGTGACACATATTCCCAATCACCGTTATTAAAATTTTCTATAATTTGTCTTAAGTCCATATCTAATTAATAAATATAAAAAAAGGTGGAAAAAGAATTCTCCACCTCAACAATTAGCTTAACACCTATTACTTATTCTTGTAATATTTCTCAACAATTTTTTTCACAGATTCCTGAACCGTAGCATTTTGTGGTGCTGGTTGAGGTTGTGCTTGTGGTTGAGGTGCCGCTTGTGCTTGATTTTTTTTACATCCGCATCCCATAATCATTTGTTTTTATTAGGTTTATTTACCTATAAATATCTAAAGATTATTATATTTGTAAATAATTGAATATTTATTGTTGTATGTCAAAAGTTGTAAAAATTACGGAAAGTAACTTAATTAAAATAATTAAGAATATTATAAATGAGCAATCTGAAGGTGAAGAAGGTTATTATGACATTACACCTGAACAGTATTATAAATTATTGTCCTCTGTTGGTAACCACGCACACGCGATTCCAAGCCTACCTATGTTTAGAGGAAAAGGAAAACTTAGGGTTGTTGGTAATTTAAATTTGGCCGGCAAACCTATTAAAAGTTTGGGTGAATTGGCAATAAGTGGGCAGTTAGATATTAGGCATACAAATATAAAAAGTTTAGAGGGTGTTGAATATGGTGTTCTTGGAACTTATTATGGTACACCATATGCTGAGGAAATTGAAAGGCGTAGAAAACAAAAAGAAAAGAATGTGGCAGATCAAAGAAGAATAGATGACGAATGGGATTTAATGGATACTGATACTGAGGGTGAAATGGCCCACGCTGTTTTTAATTATATGGTTCAGGAAGGTCAAATTGATGAATTATCATACCCTGAAGTAGAAGAATTAATTGGGTTAAAGAAAAAATTAAAAGAACTTGAAGATAGAATAGAAATAGAGACGGATGCTGATGTTGTAGATGAGTTAACCAATGACTATGATGAATTACAATACGATATAGACGAGTTAGAAGGTAGAGATAATGATGTTTATGGATTAGTTCCGGACGGTTCATTTTTTGAAATGAATGAATTTAAATCTATACATGACGACACTAATGGAAACAGATATGCCGTTGGAACAATGGATGAGGCTGATGATTCTCTTGAAAAATATTATGATGATATGGTTGACGATTTAAGTAATTTTGATAAAAATACATTATCTTATCATATTGATGGTGATGACGTTGCCGATTATTTTGAAGACACAATAAGAGAATGGATATATGAAGATCCAAGTAATTACGATGTAAATAGAGATTTATCTAGACAACAAGAATTTGAAATTGAAGAATTAAATTCTGAGAAATTAGTGTTAATTGCCGAAATGTCGTTATTATTTTATGGTATAATAACACCATTAAATTTTATTGTTAATAGAGATAATAATTGGGAATTTACTGATGGTGCGGGAAATAAAGTAAATTATATTAAAAATTCAGATGATACTCAAATAGTATTATTAAACGATACACCAACTCTTAAAAATCCTGTGTATAAGGATGTGGATTGGGACGAGATGAATGATGATATGTCTGTAAGAAAAGAGGAAATTGAAGATAGAATAAATGACATTGATTACGAAATCCAAGACATTAAAGATAATCCAGATGGTGATTTAGATGAGGATGATGTGGAAAGAGAAGTTGAAGAAAAAGTTGATGAAATAAAGGATGATCCTGTTAGATGGTTAGATGATTATGGTATAGAATATGATCGATTCATTAATCTTAGATCTTTAAAAGAAGATTTGGTAAATGATTCTGATTATGGTGTGTTGTCTAGTTATGATGGTACGTATGATGAAATTGAAATAAATGATAACACTTATATTGTTTTTAGAATTGATTAATATCTTTACAGAATAGTAAAATTTTATTATGTTTATGATTAATGGGAAGAAAGAAAAAAATAGAGTTTTTAATGAACACCGAATGGATGTTTGAAAAACCTATTGATCAAGAACACAAGGAATACAAATTATTATCATACTTCCAAAAAATGGGAGAAAAATTAGACAACATGGAACTATATCCAAGTTTCATTGAGTTGTCATTACACCTGGCAAATATCCAAACCTTAATTAAGGACAAGAAAATTATCTACACAGATAAGAAATTTTCAACCATAGATGATGAATTACTTGTTAAAGATCTTAAAATAAAAGAAATACCCGCTTTAGAAAGTGAAGAAATGGGTGAGTTCACAAAAATACTATCATATAGTGCCCCAAGAATGTTAGAATATTTCAACATTGCCAAATCAGTTTGGGAAATAGTTTTTGATAGTATCATATTAAAAGTTAAGAAAAATAAAGATGAGATCTTAACTAAAAAAGGTTACTTTTATTATATTAACCCTAAAGACGAAATGTATTATATGTGGGAATACGATATAAAATCAGTAAATAAGAAATCTCCTGAAAGTAAAACTTTGGTTAATTTAATTTATTCAGATAAGAAAAATAATTTGACTATTACAAAAATTATAAATACATTTAGTCAATGGAACATAGAAAACAAATCAAAACTACCTCTTTTTGAAATGTCTTGTGATGGGGAGTTTCCTATAAATGAAACACTTTTACCATTATTCAAAAGGAAATTGATTAGTTATGTTAACCAAGTACAGATGTTAGAAAACTACAAAAAGAACAAGGAACAATTAAATTCTTAATATGGATAAAAATTTTGACAAATTAATTGAAAAATTAATTAAGGATCTACCAAATGATATGGAGTTAGGTAGAGAAATCAGAAAGGCTTATATTAAAAGCTTAACAGAAAAAAAATCCGAAACCCTTAAATCTAATTTAAATGGGGTTCAATAAAAGAATTTTCACCAAAGAACATATTGTAAGAAACATCAATAATATTAAGAGATATCTAAATGTTGATGCGGCATTTTTAATGGATGATTTCTCAAGAGAGGTCTACAGATTATTCAATGAGGGTAAAACAGAGGAAGAATTAATAAAATATATAAACGAAAATAAATGAAAGTTAAATTAGAATATGTATGGGTTGATGGTTATAATCCTGAACCAAATTTAAGAAGCAAAGTTAAAATCGTAGATTTTGAATCAATTAAAGAACAATTAAGAGAAGATAAAAAAGTCCCAATTTGGAACTTTGATGGTTCATCCACAAATCAGGCGAAAACTGGTAGTTCTGATTGTATATTAAACCCTGTTAGAATCTATACCAAAAAAATGTTTCCGTTAGAAAATTCTACGGTATATGTTTTATGTGAGGTTTTAAATCCTGATGGTACTCCACATAAAACAAATGAGAGATCAAAAATTGCTGAGGAATTTTCTGACTTATGGTTTGGTTTCGAACAAGAATATTTCATTATGAAAGAACCTAATGGACCAATTTTGGGTCATGACAGAAGATCCCTTGAAGGACAAGGTAAATACTACTGTGGGGTTGGATCAAATGTTGTTGGTCGTGATTTTGTGGAACAGCATACTGATATGTGTTTAGATTATGGTATTAATATAACCGGTACAAATGCTGAAGTGGCCTTAGGTCAATGGGAATATCAAGTATTCTCAAAAGGTAAGTTAGAAGGTGGTGACGATTTATGGATGGCTAGATATTTCTTACATAAGGTTTCGGAAAAATATGGTTATGAGATTACTCTACACCCAAAACCATTAAGAATTGGTGAATGGAATGGATCTGGATTACATACAAACTTCTCAACGGATATGATGAGAGATGAGAGTAATGAAAGATATTTTATGTCATTATTTTCGGCTTTTGAAACAAGACACGAAGATCATATTAATGCTTATGGTTCGGACAATCAATTACGTTTAACGGGTAAATTTGAAACTCAATCAATTGATAAATTTAGTTGGGGGGTATCTGATCGTGGGGCATCAATTAGAGTTCCTCAGGATACGGCAAACGAATGGAAGGGATATATTGAAGACCGTAGACCAGGATCAAACGCTGACCCATATAAGATTATCCAAGAGATTGTTAAATCACTTAATTTAACCGAACAAATCTATCATACAAAACATATGATGACCTCATTTGTTGATATGGATGGTCTTAGTGGAAAATATGGTACAATGTCTAATGATGATTTATTAAATGAATATAGAGAGGAGGAATAATGGAAAATGGATGTGTATGTGGTGGAACAGGACCTTGTCAGTGTCCTACACCAAAAGTAGAACAAGTTAATCACCCCCAACATTATGGTGGTGAAAATAATCCTTACGAAGCAATCAAAGTAATCGATGCTTGGGAATTAGGGTTCTCATTGGGGAATACGGTTAAGTATATCTCAAGAGCCGGTAAGAAAGAATCTGATAAAGAGTTGCAGGACCTTAAGAAAGCGTTATGGTACTTGCAACATCACATAGAAACATTAGAGAAAAAATGAAAATAGTTGTAACAGGAGGTGCGGGTTTTATAGGTTCCGCCTTTATAAATCACTTATTAGACAACTTTGAATGTGATGTTCTTTGTGTGGATAAACTAACATATGCTGGAAGTAGAATGAATATTAAACATAATGTATCATTTTTACAAAAAGACATTTGTGATGTAACAAGTGATGAGTTGGGTGAGTTTGATTATATTGTTCATTTTGCTGCGGAATCACACGTTGATAATTCAATTAAAAACGGGTTACCATTTGTGAGAACAAATGTGGAAGGAACTTTTAATTTATTAGAGATATCAAGAAAAAACAAGAACCTAAAAAAGTTTATACACATCTCAACGGACGAAGTGTATGGAGATATGGATGAACATTTCGCTATTAATCATACGGCAACTGAAACAAATGAAATAAAACCAAGTTCGTATTATTCTGCAACTAAAGCAGCATCTGATATGTTAGTAATATCCGCTAATAGAACTTATGGGTTACCTTATTTAATAACAAGAACCTGTAATAATTTTGGGGAACATCAATTTGAGGAAAAATTTCTCCCAACTATTACACGATCAATTAAACAAGGTAAACCAATTCCGATCTACGGTGATGGTAAACAAGTAAGAGAGTGGATGTATGTGTATGATAATGTTAAAGTTATTTGTGATTTAATGTTTGATGGTGAGATTATTAACCGAGTTATGAATATTGGTACTGGTTTCAGAGTAACGAATTTGGATATTATTAAAACAATCGGATCAATACTTAATCAAGATGTACGTATAGAACACGTTGAAGATAGGTTGGGTCACGATAAAAAATATGGGTTAAACTCAAAACAAATGAAATTTTATTATTTAAATAAAGATAAAACTATTGAGTTTAAAAATCTTTACGATTATTTAGAAGAACATTATGGAAATGAAAAATAAAAAAGGATTAACAAAAGAAATAAATGTGTTGGACGCAATAACAACTCCGGCTGAACTTATCCGTGAAACTCTCATCAATTTTATGTGGGGGTTCCTTGGAAATTCAATTGTAGTTTTTGCGGCGAAAGAACTGGACTTTTTAGTGTTGTTTAACTATATTGTTTATTACATATTAATTTCGTATATTGTTAATAGAAAGAAATATGAAACTATGTTGGGTAAGTTTATTGTTTTACCGGGATCGGCGGCAATAGGGGCATTCACAGGTTATAAATTAGCTCAAGTAATATCTAATATGTTATGATTTGGAATAATAATGATTGGCAAGGACGATCAGAAGAACAAGTGAAAAGAAATTATAAAGTATTTGGATGGTCCATTATTATTGTAATAATATTTGGATTAGTACTTTTTTTATACGATAAAATATAATTAAAATGAAATTAACAGAAGAACAAAAAAATCAGATCCTAAATCAATATGAGGGTTTGAAAAATGATGATCAAACATTAGGTGAGATACACGAAATAATTGTAGATTTTTGTGTGGATGAATATATTGTTGATTTATCTGATGACGAGGACGGAGACCTATTCGAGGAGTTTTCAAATGAAGTGTGGGATTTATTAGAGAGTATAATATAAGAATATGATAGAAACAGGAAAAATAATAAACGGAGATTGTGTAGAGGTAATGAAAACATTACCTGAAGGGTCTGTGGATCTAATTGTAACATCACCACCTTATGGGGTTGGGATTGCTTATGATGTCCATGAAGACGATGTTGAGTTCAATGAGTATGTGGAGTTTGCCAAAAATTGGTTAAGTGAGGCATATAGGTTATTAAAGGATGATGGGCGTATCGCACTTAACATTCCTTATGAAATTAATAGACAGAAGAAAGGTGGAAGAATATTCTTCGTATCTGAGATGTGGCAAATTATGAAAGAGATTGGTTATGAATTTTTTGGGATCGTTGACCTTGAAGAAGATTCGCCACATAGATCTAAAACTACTGCGTGGGGATCATGGATGTCACCATCTAGCCCATACATCTATAACCCAAAAGAGTGTGTAATCTTGGCTTACAAGAAACATCACATTAAGAAAGTTAAGGGTGAACCACAATGGAAGGGAGTCCCAACCGAGATCGAACAAGAAGATGGGACATTAAAGAAAAAAGTTGTGTATGAGGAAACGGATAAGAAAGAATTTATGGAGCTTGTTTTTGGTCAGTGGAATTATTTTGCAGATACAAAATCACTCACCAAGGCGACCTTCTCCATGGACATACCAACCAAAGCGATTAAGATATTATCCTACAAAAACGATGTAGTGTTAGATCCATTTGCAGGATCAGGTACAACATTAGTTGCTGCGGAGATATTAGACCGTAGATGGTTAGGTATTGAATTAAGTTCTAATTACGCTAAAATTGCTTTGGAAAGAGTTAGTGTTTTTGCGGATCAAAAATCACTCTTTAATCAAAATTGAATCACCTTCAGTGATATCATACTTGATACAATCACCACCATTGATCTCTAAGATCATATCACCAACACCTTCATATCGGGGACAATTTGAATCATCTTGTTCCCGACAAGGAGGACAGTCACTGTAAATTCTTTGAATTTTACCGTCTGATATAAAAAGGATGTCCAAAGAGATTAGACAATCCTTCATCCAAAAGGAATGAACACCTTCAACCATTATGAATAACATACCATTAAAATTATCATCAAATTTTTTACCTTGCATTCCTTCTTGAATATCTTTATCTGTTATTGCAGATTTGACATTAAAAAGATTATTGTTTATTATTATTTCCATATTTATAAATATAGAACGCATGAAGAAAAATAAAAGATTTTCAGGTATATTGGTTAAATGTAATGATAAGGTATTGTTATGTAAGAGAAGTAGCGACAATACTTTACCTGGTGTTTGGTCAATACCTGGTGGTGGGATTGAAGAGGGTGAAAGTCCTGAGGAAGCTGCTCGTAGAGAGTTTTATGAGGAAACAAATCTTAAAGTTGATGGTAATTTAGATTTAGTTGGATTTATTGATCGTTATAATAAAGATGGGACTTACTTAAAAGGGTTCATGTATGTGTATTCACTTGAGGTTGATGAAGAAATTTATCCTGATTTAGAAAACGCCGCTGATGGTGGAGAACATAGTGAGTGTGGGTATTTTGGTATTGATGAAATACCTATGGATAAAAAAAATGACGAATTTTATAAAATTATTGTAAAAAATTTAAAATAAAATTGGTTTTTGGTAAAGAATGATATATTTATATCATACAAAAACAACCAAAATCCCCCTTCTCAGTTATTTAATGGTTAATCAAAAAAAGTAATCCCATGATTTTTTTAAAAAAAAATTGTGGGATTTTTTATTTTATGTTTGGCAGTTTAAAAAAAAGCATTACCTTTGTTGTGTAATTAAAAACATAAACAATTATGACAACTACAAAAACCAACACAATTATCACAGTTAATGAAGGAACAA